GCGCCTCGCTCGCCTTTCCCTGTCTCACTCACACACAAAGCATACAGCACGCTACAGGGAACAGGGTCTAGGATAGACCTAGACTTTCGGCTAGTTCTCAGGGCTCGAGCCGGGCTGCGCCGGCGCAGCTGCGAGAGCTCAGCCGTTACTTCCCTGCTACCGGGGAGGGGGGTGGCTGGGAGGTGAGCGCCGACGCCTCCCGAACAATCGCACCACTTTTCATACTCGGTATCATTCTGGTTGCATAGTGTGCTAGGGTGGTACCAGACTGATGCCAGCGATCTCCCTCAGACTTTCCGACGATGAACTAGCGCAGTTGCGCGCCTGGGCGACCGACTCCAAGCGCTCCGTGCAGAAGGAGATCATCTGGCGGTTGTTCACGAGTCGGCCGGCGGTGGAGCGCGCGATGGATCCCTCGGTTCCACTGGCGCCTGAGGCCGACGACCACTTCAAGCCCGATTTCGGGGGGAAGCTCAAGTGACCCGCGACTTCCAGATCTTCGGAACGGCCTGCTGCATCGGCATCCCCCTCCTCGCCGCCTGGGTGAAGTTGTGGCTGTGGGATCGGCAGGCCCGCCGAGATGCGCAGTAACCTGCCTGTGTGAGCGATCTCCTCTCCGAGCTACCGGCCCGAGTTCGCGAGTGGCCCGAGGAGCGAAAGCGCGAGATCCTGGTCGCGCTTCAGAAGGAGCGCTGGCTGGAGCTCGCCCGGCCGGAGCAGGTGCCGCCGGAGGGGGACTGGCGGGTGTGGTTCTGCCAGGGGGGGCGCGGCGGGGGGAAGACACGCACGGGGGCGGAGACGCTGGCCGGCTGGGAGGGGGATCACGAGCCCGGCGAGTACGCGATCGTTGCCCCCACCTTCGCGGACGCGCGAGACACCTGCGCCGAGTCCTCCTCGAGCGGGATCATCCAGGTGCTCGGCGGCTTCCCCGGCCCGCGCATCGCCGAGTACAACCGCACCTACGGGCAGATTCACCTGAAGTCGGGATCCACGATCTTCCTGGACGGAGCCGACGACGGGGCGCTGCGCATCCAGGGCAAGAACCTGCGCGCGGCCTGGTGCGACGAGGCTGGTCTGTGGAAGATGTGGGACCGTACCTGGAACGAGTCCCTGGCCTTCGCGGTGCGCCACGACCCGGCCAAGATCGTCGTTACGGGAACGCCGAAGATGGGGCATGGCCTGGTCAAGCTCCTCGTCGAAGATCCGAAGGTTCCGGTGTCGCGCTTCCGCACCGTGGACAACGTTCACAACCTGGACCAGATCGCGGTCAAGGAGCTGTACGAGCGCTACGCCGGCACCCGGCTCGGAAAGCAGGAGTTGGACGGGGAATGGATCGCGGCCCTGGAGGGAGACCTCCTCAAGCGCGCCTGGTGGCGCTACTACTCTCCGCGCGAGCGCACCGAGTCGAGCGAGGCGTTCGTGAAGCGGATGCCCCGCTTCCAGTGGGTGATCGTGTCCGTGGACACCCCTCTCAAGGACAAGGAGTCCTCGGACAACGTGGCGATCCAGGCGTGGGGCGTGGACCGGGCTAACCGCTACCTGCTCGATGCGCGCGTGGACAAGATGGGCTACGACGCGGCACGACGGGCGATTCTGGAGATGAGCCGCTGGGCAAGGCGGCTGTGGCCCTGCCAGCACCGGCTCCTGATCGAGAACCAGGGCTACGGGATCGAGCTGATTACCGACCTCAAGCGCGAGCTCGGGGGCGTGGAGAAGATCATCGTGGGACCGGAGGGCTCCAAGGGGATGCGCGCGCTCGCCGCCTCCGACGACCTGGAGACGGGCAACGTCTTCCTGCCGGGACGCATGAACGACGATCTGACCGGCCCGGACGATTCCTGCCCCGCACTGACTCACTCGCTCGTGGACGAGGCCGCGCTCTTCCAGATGGACGGCTCCCACGAGTCCCACGACGATCAGGTGGACGCCTGGAGCCAGTGCATGAACTGGCTGCGCAAGCGACAGACCCGCTCCGCTCGGGCGTGGTCATCGTTCAAGGTGAGGAGGCCCGATGCAGCTCCGCGTCGTTCAGTACGCTCCTAAACTGATCCTGGAATGGGACCCCGTGCCCGGCGCTGCGGCGGGCTATCGCGGTCGGGCCGCCGGCGTCAGCAAGTGGACGCAGACCCAGGGCACGCGCATGACCTTCGCGGCCAACGCAACCGGGATCGTGGTCCAGGCGCTCGGGGTGGAGGACGAGGGCACCTATCCACCCGTCACTCCCCCGCCGCCCACGAGCCGGCGGGGTGTCTCCTACTTCAAGGACGGCAACGGCGAGCTACCGATCTCGCACGTCGCGGACTACGACTTCGTGTTCACGTCCTGGGGCGGCGCACCAGCAGCAGGCTCGAGCGCGGCGAAGAAGGCGCTCGTCTACATGAGCGCGATCTCGTGCAAGCCGTGGACCGGATGGCACTACGGCGTCACCGCCGAGGAGCTGCGCGCCGGCGGCTGGCAGATGAAGGACGCCGCCGGGAACGAGCTCGTAAACGTCGCCTACGGCAACGTCCCGCTCGGTGATCCGGGGCTTCCGGGTTATCAGCAGAAGTGGATCGCGAACGTCTCCGCTCTCGTCGACCAGTGGGGCGTGGACGGGATCTTCATCGACGACTTCGGGCGGCAATACAAGTCCGTGTCCGGTGGGCGTGAGTGCGACCGCTACCGGGGTCCGGCGAACGCTCCCATTCCCTCCTACGAGGCCGCGCTTGCCTCGTTTGCCAATGCCGTCTACAGCCACTTCCATGCGCGGGGAAAGTACGTGTGCTGGAACGCGCAGCCCTACATCGGAGGCTACGCGCCTTCGGACACCGGAGGCTCCGCGCTCGAGTTCTGGCCGCTGATCGTCGACCACGCGGACGGGCTCATGGACGAGTTCTGGAACACGATCGGGCAGACGAACCCGCGCTCTCTCTCCGAAGCGTGGCTCCCGAACCTGCGCGAGCCGGCCTTCTGCGAGACGAACGGCGTGGACTTCCACTTCCACTGGCAGGGCTCGGAGGCGATCGGGAACTACCTCTTCTGCTCCATGCTGCTAGAGCACGTCGGCGCGATGGCGTGGTGGAACGGAAGCCGCAACCAGTGGCTCCCGCTCTACGACCGGCTCCCTCTCGGTGCCCCGCTCGGGCCGAAGACGCAGAATGGAAGTCGCTTCGAGCGCCGCTTCCAGAATGGGACCGTGTGGGTGGAAGCCGAAGCGGAGACTGGCGGGATCAGCTAGTGGCCGATTCGGTCTTCTTCGACGGCAGCGATGACTCGATGACATTCGGGATCGGGAACGCGGACATCCCCGCCGGCCCGATCACGATCGCCATCGTGCTCAAGGACAACTCCTTCACGCTCGGTAATTACGACGCGCTGCTCGTCTCGGAGGACGGCGGCACGACCCGTTGGTGGAGCGCGTACGTGGCCGGTGACGCCGACGCGCACTTCCTTCTGGGCACGACGGCAGGGGACGACACCTCCGCAGCGGTGGTCGCGCTGGAGACGCTGGGCCTGATCGGGGAGTGGGTGATCTGCGCCGTGACGAAGGCCAATGGAGCCGTGGCCCCGCGCTACCACCGCTTCGATCTCGCGAACGGGTGGGACCACCAGGACTCTCCGAACACGCTCGCGAACGGGACGACACCACCTAGCACGGCCAAGATCCAGCTTGGCCTCGACTCCATCTTCGGCTCTCCCGCCGACGTGAACATGCTCATCTTCGGAATCAAGGACGCCGTGATGAACGACGCCGAGATCGAGGAGCTGTCCAATGGTTACCAATCCTGGGTGGACGCGGGCTTCACCGAGGGGGTGCGCCTGGATGCGGTCACAGGGCTGACCTCCTTCACTGGCGGGACGATGGCGCTGGAGTCCGTTACGGGAGCGGTGCTCGATCCTGGCGATGCTCCCGCCTGGTGGGTGGAGCCTGAGGACGAGATCTCTTACAAGCGCTTCTTCGGCCCGGCACAACTGACCGGCACAGCGGCCACGCTCTACACCTGCCCCACCGGGAAGCGGGCGCGCGTGCTCAACATCCATGCCTCCAACCCCTCAGGCTCCGAAGTCGATCTCAACCTCTCCATCGGAACCGACGCTACGGCGACGCGGGTGTACGACGACTTCCCACTTGCGCGTGACTCTGTGGAGTCCACCTACGATCCCTACGACCTGGCGGCTGGGGACGAGATTCAGGGCTGGGCGGGAACGGCAGCGACGGTGGTGCTGACCATCACCGGCTACGAGGTGCCCGAGTGATAGACGTGCTCGTGCCGATCCTGCGCCGGCCTCCGCACGACATGATCGACTCGCTCGAGCGCTCCACGGAAACGGAGTTCCAGGTCTACTTCATCTGCTCCCCCGGAGACGACACCGCCGAGGAGTGCCGCGTCCACGACCGTTACGTTACGTGGGTGGTGGAGTGGGAGCCCGGCCGGGCCGACTTCGCCAGGAAGATCAACTGGGCCTTCGAGCGCACCTCCGCTCCCTGGATCTTCACCGGGGCCGATGACATCCGCTTCTCTCCCGGCTGGGACAGCGAGGCGTTGAAGATGAACGCGCAGGTGGTCGGCACCAACGACCTGCACAACCCCGGTGTGAAGGCCAAGACGACCGCTACCCACCTGCTTATCTCCCGCGCCTACCTCAGCGAGCGCGGCGGCACGGTGGACGGGACGGGCGCGGTCTTCTCGGAGGTGTATGACCATCAGTACGTGGACATGGAGCTGGTGGAGCTCGCCAAGCGTCGGCGCGCGTGGGCGTTCGCGGAGCGCTCGGTGGTGGAGCACCTGCATCCGGTGTGGGGCCTGGGAGAGTGGGACCCGACCTACGAGAAGGCGTTTCGCGAGACGAATCAAGATGCGGCCCTGTTCACCTCCCGCCTGCGTGCAATCCGCCACTCGCGGTGATATAGTCGCGAGCATGAGACTGATCCACGACCTCCGTAACGTAACGGCGCTCCTCGATCTGGCCCGCCGTCAGCGCAAGGCGATCAGCGAACTCCAGAAGACCAACATGCACCTGCGCCGCACCGCTCTCGATCTGGCGGTCGCCTGGCGAGTGTCCCTGGAGCAGCCCGAGGTGGACATCCGCGACGACCTCCAGACCATGATCGGAGAACTTCAGGACGAGTTGGCGCGGCTCGAGGAGCACTACGTTTGAATGTCTCCATCCTCGTTGCCACCTACGGAGAGGAGTCCTGGCGGACGCTCGCCCACGAGCGCGCCCTCCCTTCGGCCCGCGCGCAGGAGCCCTACGAGGTTCTGGACGGTCACGCCCTGGATGGAACGATCTCGGAAGCCCGGAACGCGCTGGCAGAGATGGCGAAGGGCGACTGGCTCTGCTTTCTGGACGCGGACGACGAACTTGGCCGCGGTTATCTCGCGGCCATGCAGCAGGCGTACGAGCGGAGGCGTAGAGACGACGGCACTCCGCCTCTGCTCACGCCTGCGGTCTCCTATGTGCGCAAGGGCAGGCCGCAGCCGGCGCGCTTCCTATCCGGCAACGACCTCTCCAAGAACAACTACCTCGTTGTGGGCACGCTCGTCGAGCGCGATCTCTTCATGCAGGTCGGCGGCTTCTCCGACTACCCGCACGGGTTCGAGGACTGGTCGTTGTGGGCGAAGTGCTGGAAGGCCGGAGCGGAGGTCGTGAAGGTGCGCCGAGCCATCTATTTCGCCTACTGGAACCGCAACTCCAAGCACCGGATCGCGTGGCGCAACCGTCGCTGGCAGGTGCAGATGCACCAGCAGGTGCAGCGCGATCTCTTCCCGGAGACGTACGCATGAAGCTGCACACCGTCTTCATCACCTACAACCGCCTGGAGTTGACCAAGCAGGCCATTGAGTCCTACCTGGAGACGGTGACGCTTCCCTTCGCGTTCGTCGTCTATGACAACGGATCGCAGGATGGGACTGCCGATTGGATCAGAGCCAAGGGCTATCCGCTCATCGGGGACCACGAGAATCGTTACCCAGGATTCGCCGCCAACCGTGGCTGGTCACATTGGATGAAGGCCGACACGACGCATCTCCACCGAGCCGACAACGACTTCGCCTTCCTCCCCGGCTGGTGTGAAGAGGTGGAGCGCATCTTTCAGTCCGAGAAGGTCGGGCAGGTGGGTCTGCGCACGGACGAGGAGGAGATGTACGCGCGCTGGAACGTGGGAGGCAACTGCGTCATCCGCCGCGAGTTGTGGGATCAGGGCCTGCGCTACGACGAGCGGCCCTGGCCCGAGTACCCGCCCGGCTACTCCGAGGACTCCTTCCTCTCTCCCGCGGTCGTGGAGATGGGCTACACCTGGACGCGCGTGAAGCGGCCCTGCATCCGCTCGCTCTCGCAGGAGTCATGGGACGACCCCTACTACGCGGGCTCCTGGGGCGACCGCAACATCAAGCGCCCGCCCGACTCCGCTCCTGCTACTCGTTGATCTCGGTCGTCATCCCCACGATCACAGGCCGCGAGAACTCGCTCGCGCGCACGATCGCCGCCTACAACTTCACGACCAACGCGAAGATCGAGTGGCTGATCTACAAGGATCGGCCCACCTGCGGGATCGCCTGGAACGAGGGGATCGCGGAGGCGACGGGCGACTACATCCACCTGAGCGCGGACGACCTCGAGCCGCAGCCCGGCTGGTACGAAGCTGCCTGGTCGAAGATCAATCACGGCTTCCTGCCCGCTCCTCGCATCCTCAAGCCGGACGGAACGCTGGAGTCCTGCGGCTGGGACGATCAGGAGCGCCCGGATGGTACGCCGGAGGAGTTCTCGAGGATTCCCTTCGCTCCGAAGGAGTGGTTCTGGGAAATGGGGCCGATGCTGGAGACCCACTACATGGGTGACTACTACTTTGGCGCGCTCGGTCGGAGGATCGGGATCCTCACCGTCATCGCCCGCGACTACCTCTTCATCCATCACCACGAGATGACCGGCCGCCTGAACACTCTGAAGTCGGACTGGAACGAGTACGAGCGCGCCCTCCGAACGCTCTGACACAATCCGCGCGTGAAGATCCTCGTCACGGGCGGAGCAGGGTTCCTCGGTCAGCACCTCTGCTTCGAGCTGGAACAGGCGGGGCACGAAGTCGTCGTCGTGGACGTGGCTCACACCCGCTGGCACGACCTCCGCTTCCCGGAGATCGTGGACTCGGTGTTCGACGAGCACTCCGACTCCGATATCTGCGTTCATCTGGCCGCGAAGGTGGGACGGCTCTTCGGGGAGGAGGAGCCGATGGAGACGATCACCGACAACGTGGGCATGACCGCGCTCGTCGCGCAGGCGTGTGGACTCAGGAAGATCCGTCTCGCCTACGCCTCCACCTCGGAGGTGTACGGGGACAACGGCGAGGAGGAGTGCGACGAGTACGACGGCCCCTGGTCGCTGCCTCACAACCTGTACGGGATCTCCAAGCTCTTCGGGGAGGATGTGTGCCGTCACTACGCGTCCGAGGGACTGACCATCTTCCGCTTCTCCATGCCCTACGGCCCCGGACTCCCCGCCGGCCGCGGCAGAGCGGCGATCATCAACATGCTCCACCAGGCGCTGCACGAGAAGAAGATCCCCGTCCACGACGGAGCGGAGCGCTCCTGGTGCTACGTCACGGACACCGTGCGCGCAGCGCGCATGGTGCTGGAGCAGACCGACGGCGGTGCCTTCAACATCGGGCGAGACGATGCGCCGGAGTCCATGAAGTACGTAGCCGAGATCGCCTGCGAGCTCGCGGACGCCCGCCCCTTCCTGATCGAAGTCGTGCCCGCCCCCAAGATGCAGACCGTGGTGAAGCGGCTGTCCACGAAGAGGATTCGCGACCTTGGCTGGGAGCCGGAGGTCGATCTGATCGAGGGGATGGCAAAGACGATGGAATGGGTACTGACCCTGGACGAGAAAGGTGCAGTCGCCGCGTAGGAGGTGAGTCATGGCTGGCAAGAGAAAGGCACCCGCGAAGAAGCCCGTGTCCCTGGTGTACGAGGGGACGCAGTGGTACATCGTGGACGGGAAGAAGAAGCTGGACGTAGGGCGTAACCGGAGGGTGGCCGAGCGCTACCTGGCCGAATACACGTCCGGTCGCTGATATACGCTCCTGCTCTGGCCTCCACCTTCCATCGCAACTTCCTCTTCCTCGACAACCCGCGCGGAGGAGTAGAGAACCTCTCCGACATGAAGGCAGCCGGGTTCACGGGCGTCTTCTGCAACGTGCGCGACTACGCGCCCGCGGAGTGGGAGAAGACGGTGCTCCCTCGAGCGAAGTCGCTCGGCATGGTGTGCGGTCCCTGGGGGCGTACTGTCGTCCCCAACACGCACACCTTCGACGAGGCCGTGCTCGACCTCATCGTCGCGACGGCCGACCGCTGGCAGCAGCCGCTGATCGTGAACTCGGAGAAGGAGATCGACAACACGGGCGCGACCCTGACCACCCTCATCGCTCAGAAGGTCGGTCAGCGCGAAGCCGCGATCTCGATGGAGCCGTTCCTGTTCTGGGGGACGGACTGGAAGCCGGTAGCGCACCTTCCGATGCTGCTCCAGATCTTCCCCGTGGAAGCGCCCTCCGCGAAGGACCCAGAGGGCTGCAAGCGCTGGGCGCACGAGCGCGGCTGCGAGTGCGTCTACTTCACCTTCGGCACCTACGGCGGTCAGGAGCCTTCGGACTTCAACCTGCAAGCCCCCTACTCTCTCTTCACCGCCGATGCGATGGGGGCGAGCTATCCGCCCTGGAAGCCAACGTCGACAGGATTCGTCGCCTGCAAGGAGGCACCCGTGCCCGAGACTCCCTGGTATCTGAAGCCGTACAAGAAGGGAGCGGCCATCGGTCCGAGCAAGCTGCCGCGGGTGCTGAAGCCGCCGGCGGGCGGAGTGGTCATGGCCGGAGCCGACGTGACCGCCATCAAGCGCACGGTCAGCCATGCGCAGCGCTGGCTCCCCTGGGAGCCCTCTCAGTGGGACGATCGCTACCGCGAGTCCTTCGCGATGGGCGCAGGCGGAGGCAAGGTGGCTACCTCGGGCGTGCGCGGGTTCCAGCGCCAGGAGGGGCTACCGCAGACGGGGATCGTGGACGACGCGACCTACCAGCGGATGCGTCGCGCACTCATCCCCATCGGGCCACGCGCAGGCGATCACATCCTGGACGGGCTCTCGATCAATCTGATCAAGGAGGCCATCGCGGAGTTCTCGCCGGCCGCCAAGATGCAGAAGGTGCGCGAGGAGATCGCGGACTTCTGCCGCCGCTCCGAGCTCTCCGAGGATCTCTGGCACTACTCGCAGCAACGCCCGTACACGGGCCTCGGGGTGCTACCGGAGCGGAACCACGAGAACGACTGCTCGAGCTACGTCATCCTCGCCTACTGGTGGGCGCGAGAGCAGACCGGCATCCTCGTCCCCGATCCCTCCAAGTACCGCTACACCGGGTACGGGAACACCTGGGACGATCTGGACGGGCACACGCGGGTCACGAGCGGCAACTACTACGTCGGGGACCTGGCGCACTACGATGGGCATGTGACCATCTGCCGCAAGGCCGGGGATGCCTCCTCCTCGGTGTGGTCATCCTTCGGAGCCGAGGACGGCCCCGAGCCTCTCCCCCTTCACTACCGCGGCGACTTCATCAAGGTTGTGCGACCGCCACTTCTGCCATGAGGAGGAACCATGCTGGCTGACGGCGTATATATCAGCGGAGGCTTCATCGTGCTTGTTCTCATCATCGTCCTGATCGTGTGGCTCATCCGATGAAGGTTCAACTGTTCAAGGGCAGCGGCATCCAGCCCTGGTATCTGCGGCTCGTCTCCTCGAACGGGCAGGTGCTCGCCGTCTCCGAGGGCTACTTCTCCAAGTGGAACGCGAAGCGCGCAGCCCGTCGCAACTTCCCCAACGTCCCGCTGGTGGAGGTATGAGCATCCCCAACTGGTACGAGGCAGCCCTGCTCGCGCTGGCCGCCTGGCGCATCTTCCAGCTCATCGCCTTCGACTCGATTCTCGACCAGCCTCGCCGTTACGTGACGAGACTCGGCAAGCAGTGGGAGAAGGAGGGAGACGCGATCCCCAAGGAGTACCGCGAGAAGTGGGCGCTCTTCCTCACCTGCCCCTACTGTCTCGGCTTCTGGATCACGCTCGCGTGGTGGGGCGCATGGCAGTTGTGGCCGCACGGAACGCTGGTCGCGGCGGCGCTCTTCGCACTGCACGCGGGCATGGTCGCGGGGCACAAGCTTCTGTCGTCCGACTAACGGCGTTACTATGCGCGGCATGTGCGGATGTCGCAAGCCCAAGCTGCCCGCAGGCGGAACACCCCCACCCGGCAAGTAGGACTGAGTGGCGCTACCCACTCGGCGCGTCCCTAGACGTGCGCTGACGGCATCCGCCGTCCGAGTCGGCAACCGCACGCAGTCCTCGTACGTGAAGCGGCTCGAGGAGCCGTGGCAGACGCGCGCCTTCTTGTATTGCGACGAGATAGGCGAGTGCCGCGCGGCCTCGCAGTTCATCGCACGCATGATGAGCCGCGTCACCTACTTCCCCGCTCGCCGCCTCCCCGACGGGAAGTTGGAGCGGATCGAGAGCGGCCCGCCCGTCGAGCGCCTGAACCGAATCCAGGATCCGGGCGGAGGACGCACGCAGCTTCAGTTCCAGTACGGCCGGCTCATGTGGATCACGGGCGAGCTGATGCTCTTCGGCTATCGCCTGGACGAGCCTGACGAGCGCTGGCGCTGCCTCTGGAACGAGGAGATCAAGGTGCTGGAGGATGGCACCGCGGTTCGCCTGGACGCGAACAAGAAGGAGACTTCCGACCGCGGCGTGGCCTACCGCCTGTGGACTCCCTCGCCGCAGCACTCCGAGATCGCGGATTCGCCCATGAAGCCGATCACGCTGATCGCGGAGGAGCTGCTGGTGCTCACGAAGTCGGTCATGTCCACCGCCCTCTCTCGCATGACCAACGGTGTCGTGGTGATGCCACTCGAAGGCATCCCCGAGGATCCGCAGCAGCCCGAGGGCGGTGACGAGGATCCCGAGAACAACGTCTTCCTCTCCGGCTACATCGACCACGCGACCAACCAGACTGAGAACCCCATGTCACCGGAGGCGCGGGTGCCGTACCTCTACACCCCGCCGTACGAGTATGCGGACCGCTTCACCTGGGTCAAGACGCACGATCCCGCGACCGACTACCTGGAGCAAGGGCTACGCAAGGAGTGCATCGAGCGGCTGGCTCTTGCCTTCGACATGCCGCCGGAGGCGCTACGCGGGATGACCGACGCGAACCACTGGACGGCGAAGCAGGTCATGCACGACATGTGGCGCTCGTACGGGATCGTAAAGGCGCAGCAGTTTGCGGACGAGCTGGCCGAGGTGTACCTGCGTCCAGGTCTGGAAGAGGATGGCTACGCGGAGTGGCCGGAGGTCGTGATCGGGATGGACGACTCGCAGGTGGTCATCTCCCCCGATCGAACCGAGGACGCGGACAAGGCGCTGGACAGGATCGCCATCGGCTTCCCCGGCTACCGGAAGATGAAGGGCATCCCCGAGGACATGGCCCCCACCGACGAGGAGAAGGAGTTTCTGGCGGCGCTCAAGATCCGGCAGGAGGTCGAGCTGGAGGACGGCGAGCTCGTCATCCCGCAGCGCGGCCCTATCCCCCAGAACGGCAACGGGAACGGCAACGCTGCGGACGGGCCTCCCGATCCCGGCGCGAGGCTCGTATCCCGTCAGGAATCGCGCACTGCTTCCGCTGAGGTCAAGGGTGCCGCAAAGATGGCCCTGCGCCGCTGCCGCGAGACCGCCGGCGCGCGCCTTCGCCGCTACCAGCAGACCTGTGACGAGTGCGAGGCGCTGACCGACGGCGCTCCCAACTCCCTCGTCGCCTCCCTGCTCGGGCAGGAGCGGGTGGAGGGTCTGGGCGTTGACGCCTTCAACCTCACCGCCGGAACCGCGGTCGGCTTCCGCGGCTACCTGGAGGACGAGGGGCTGAAGCCCGCGCACGCGACCGCGCTTCAGCAGATGCTGGAGGTGTACGCGGCGCGCACGCTGTACGACGACGCACAGCCGGAGCTACCGTCAGGATTCGTGGCCCAGGTGGAGAAGGCGCGGGAAGTCTCCGTCGCCGTGGCACAGTAGGAGGGTGAGATGACGATTACCCCGGAGGAGTACGTGAAGATGGCGAGTCTCGTCAGTGCCGTCGCTCCGCTCAAGCCGTCCCGCTCGCTCTTCGAGCGACCGGAGCCGGATCGCGTCACGCCCATGACCTACGAGGAGGGAGGGGCCGTCTATGGACATCTGGCTCCCTGGGAAAGCTGCCACGTCGGACTCTCCGCCGGAGCCTTCGACGAGTGCGTTGTGGCTCCCCGGTCAGTCACGGACTATCGACAGTTCCACCTCGGAGAGCTCGAGACCGACGACGGAGGCCGCATCGCCGTTGGCAAGATCGTCCTCGCCACTGGTCACGCCGCGGCGAGTGCGGATCTCACCGCTGCCACCCGGCACTACGACGATACGGGGGCGGTAGGTGCCTTCGTCCGGGCCACCAACGGACGACACGGAATCTGGGCATCTGGTGTTCTACGCTCCGATCTCTCTCCCGAGCAACTTCGCGATCTCAGAGCTAACTCCGTATCTGGTGATTGGAGAGCGTTCAATGGGAATCTGGAACTGGTGGCTGCCCTTGCAGTCCCCGTACCGGGCTTTCCCATTCCTCGTGCGCAACTGGCTCTCGCAGCTTCCGGAGAGATCCGAACCCTGATCCTCTCGCCCGAGCCCATCGTCGCATCCTTCTCCGCCACTCAGCGGCGGCGGCGGAAGGAACTGTCCGCGGAGATGGCCGCGATCTGCGAGTCGTAGCCCGCATCCAGGGCCACCCCAGCCGCGCTCACCTGCATCAGCCGCTGGCCGACTCGCTCGGCCTCCCCACTGAGGTCTGCCTGCACGCGAGCGAGCCGCCGAATCCGTGGGCCGGGTATCGCCGTTGCCTCGATACGAAAGTAGAAGCGAGCCACCTGCTCGTCGTTCAGGACGACGCGAAAGTGTCGCTTCACTTCTCCGCTGCCGTGGAGCAGATCGCGGAGACGAACCCCGACACCGTGACCGTGCTCTACCTCTCCTGGCTCCCTCGCCGCCTCTCTCGCCTGGCACTCGCAGCGCAGACGAAGGGACAGCGCTACATCACGACCGAGTTTCGGCAGATGGAGTTCATGCCGGTCGTGGGCGTTCTGTGGCCGAAGCACAAGGCGCGCGAGTTCCTACGCTGGACGGAGACAAACCCGCGCAGGCTCGGGCACAAGCAGCCGCGCTCAGACGATCACGTGGCGGGCCGGTGGGCCACCTTCACCAAGCAGACGGTGCGCTTCACGGTGCCCTCGATCGTGCAGCACCCTGACGAGGAGAAGAGCCTGATCGGGCGCAAGGCGCACTGGGGTAAGGACAAGGGCCGCACCGCGCTTCTCTTCGCTGAGGACGCCTCAGTATTTTCCTGGTAGCGCCGTCCGACGGCCGACGCTATTATCGGCGCAGCACTGACGGCCACATGCCCGACGTGCCAGGCGGAGCCATAAGCCTCCTCCGTTACGTAACGACCTGCGTAAAGGAGTTGAGATGGATCCGCTGTTTCCCGAGATTCAGGACGATCTCTCGGGGCTGACCGACGAGGAACTGACCTCGCTCATCCAGGAGCACCGCGATGCGGCTGTCCTGATCGACGACGAGGACGAGAAGTTCACCGCCGGCCGGACCGCCGAGCAGATCATGGCGGAGTACGACCGCGGCATCGACCAGGCGAAGAAGCTCGTCCTCGAGCAGAACTCGCGCGTCGAAGCCGCCGAGACGTACTCGGCAGAGAAGAGCAAGCGCACCTCCGCGTTCTCCGAGTTGTTCGCAGAGCCGGAGGAGGTCATCACCGACGAGGATCCCGGCGATCAGGACACGCCGCTCGAGGTCGTGGCCGAGGAAGAGCCCGCCCCGGACGACGGGGACGACGAAGGCTCAGGAGACGAAGAGGAGTCCGTGGTGGAGGAGCGCGAGCTCGTCCTGGCGGACGCCGCCCCGCCCGAGCCCGTGAGGATGCGGCGCTCGGCACCGATGCCCTCCCCGGAGAGACTGCCGGTGCAGATGGCAGATGAGGGCGCAACCGCTGCCCTTCTCCCCTTCGGCCCGATGGCCCGCTCCAACGCGGAGCCGTTCGATCCCTCCTCGCTGGCCGCGGCCATGCAGGACGCGATGCGCTCCGTGCAGCACATCCCCAAGTCGCCGCACGGTGGCGGCTACCGCCAGGGCGGTCACGCCGTCCCGGTCGCACGCGCAGAGATCCCATACTCGGACGACCGCACGCTCACGAACGACCGGGCATCGGACGCCGAGAAGCTGGCAGAGGTCATCGTGGCCTCCGTCCCCGGCGGGATCGGCCGCTACTCACTGGCCGCCTCCGGCGGTCTGTGCGCACCGCCCACCCCGTTCTACGGCATGGTCAACTTCGCGACCGAGGCCGAGCCGGTGTGGGATGCCCTGCCCAAGTTCCGGGCAGTGCGCGGTGCGGTGTCCATCCCCGAGTCGACGTACATCGCGGACATCACGACCGCGATCTCGAACATCTCGGCGGACGACGACGCGCTCGGGGGAACCTTCGCAACCAAGTCCTGTCAGGACATGGACTGCGCGGACTACACCGACACGGCGGTGCAGATCCTGGCGCACTGTCGAGAATTCGGCAATCTGAACGCGATCTCGTGGCCCGAGAGGATCCGGCACGAGAACGAGCTCACGATGGCCGCGCTCTCGCGCACGAGCGAGACGTTCATGCTGGACAGGCTGAAGGCGCTCTCGATCAACGTCACCAACGGGGCCGAGACCCTCTCTGCCTACGTCTACGTGGTGGATGCCATCGTGAAGGCGAAGTTCGGGATCATGGGGCGCTTCAGGATGCCGCGGGGCGCACGCTTCGCCGCCTACCTGCCCTACTGGTTCGCGGACATGCTCTCGCTGGACACGGTGCAGACCATCGACGGCAACAGGTTCCGCAGCCAGGGCGAGCTGATCGCCTACCTGCGTGACCTGGGCATCGATCCGGTCTTCTACCTCGACAGCCCGACCACGGGCACCACGCAGCTGCCGGACTCGGCGCAGACTGCGGCTGCCATCGACGGTCTGCCGAACGAAGTGCAGTGGGCGCTGCATCCGCAGGGCGCGTTCATCGGTCTGGACATGGGAACGCTGGAGCTCGGAATCGTCCGTGACTCCACGCTCAACCACGTCAACGACTTCGAGATCTTCGGGGAGCGGTTCCGCAACGTGGCCCGAGTCGCGCCGGCGCAGTCGGCTCTCTGGGTCACTTCGGACATCTGCCCGGTCGGTCAGTTCCCGCCCGCGGGGACGGCAAGGACCTGCGAGTAACGAGTGGCTGAGGAAGGGGGCTCGAGATGAGTTCGACTGGAGTAGGCCCGGCGCTCGCTGTCAACGGCCCCCTTCCGGTCGCACCCGAATACGGCCTGCTCTCCGTTGCGAACGTGCAGCGGGGGGCAGGCCCGTGGCTGAACGGAGTCAACGTCTGGGCCTACCCAGGAGGGGACTCGGAGAACCCGTCCGGCGTCGCCTTCTGGGAGCCCTGCACCTCGGGCACGTTCAGGACGAAGGACGAGGGCGGAGATCAGGTGTCCGCCCGCTTCGACTCCATCGTGGCCTACGTCTCCGTCACCTGCTCCACGCTGGTCGGAGATCCCGAGGCGTTCGCAGCGAGGGCGCGGGCGGCACTCAACGCTCGTGAGTCCTTCGCGGCCGAGGCGATTCTGGCGAAGGGCCAGGCGGACTCGGCCAACAAGTTCCTCGGAGACGCCGACCTGACGGTGCTGGGGACGGGGGCGCAGGATCCGAGCGAAGGGCTCTCCTACCTGGAGAACGCGATCGGGGCGACAGGGATCGGCGGAGTCATCCATGCGACTCCGGGGATCGCCGCTCAGTGGGGGTTCAACAAGCAGGAGACGAACTCCGTCGTCTACACCTCGCAGGGCACACCGGTCGCCATCGGCGGCGGCTACATCGACACCGATCCGGTGGGAGAGACAGCAGCAGATCCCTCCGCCGGTCAGGAGTGGGCCTTTGCCACCGGCCCCGTGGAAGTGCGGGTGGCCGAGATGCGGCTCGATGCCATCGAGTCCATCGACAGGACGATCAACGAGATCACGTACCGGGCTGAGGTAGCGCTCCTGGTGTTCTGGGACACGCTGCTTCAGGCGGGCGTGCTCATCGACTGGGTTTCGTGATCCGAAGGGAGGTTCGTTAGATGGCTTTCAACTGTGGAGTTTCGTTCGGGGCCTGCCTGGTCAGGATCACGCGGGTCGACGAGAACGGCAACGTGATCGCGGGCAGTAACGCATACGTCTCCGACAAGCTCATCTCGGTTCAGGTCAGCCCGAACATCGAGACGGGCGACAGCTTCAGCGTTCGCAACGGCTGCGGCTGCTCCATCGCGAGGCGCGCGTTCCCGGACACCTTCAACTGGTGGGAGCTCACCGTCAACACTGCGGCGCTCGAGCCGCAGATGATCGCCTTCATGCTCGGGGCGGAGACCATCGAGGACGGAGCGGACGTGGTGGGCGTTGCCTGGCCGTCAGCTCTGGCCTGCGACGAGCAGAGCCCGCTGGTTGCCTTCGAGTTCTGGACGGAGCACACGGTTGGCTCCGGTCTCGACGCGACCTACCCGTACTTCCATCATGTGTACCCGGCTGTGTCCTGGGTGATGGGAGACAACACGTTCGAGGCCGGCCCTGCCGCTCCGACGCTGAACGGCAAGTCCAAGACGAACGGCAACTGGGGCGACGGTCCCTACGGGGACGGCCCGCCGGACGGACAGGACATCAGCGAGGGTGGATTCTGGGCGACCGGCGATGCGCTGCCCGAGGCAGCGTGCGCGGCTACCTCGGTCACCTCGACGAGCTGAGGACATAGGGAGAGCGCCTGATGCGAGTTTTCGCACTCGCCACAGGCGCTCTCGCCTTCTCGCCTGTCTTCCATTTCGTCGCTCAGGCTGTCCAGCCTGGAGGTACTGGAGGGACAGGCCCTACGGGGCCTACAGGCCCTTCGGGGCCGACCGGAGCGGGTGCGACGGGGCCTACGGGAGCCACTGGCCCATCCGGTGCAACCGGCCCTGCCGGAACGGGCGCAACGGGAGTCACCGGAGCAACGGGAGGGACGGGATCTCAAGGGGCAACAGGCCCGACCGGTGTCACGGGAGCCACCGGAGTCACTGGTGCGGGGGCCACAGGGCCGACTGGAGCTACGGGTTCCACCGGCCCGAGTGGAGCAACTGGGGCAACAGGAGCGACCGGAAGTGGAGCCACGGGTGCAACGGGGCCGACCGGCTCTGCGGGCGCGACTGGGCCAACCGGAGCGACGGGCGCTACTGGAGCTGGCGCGACCGGAGCGACAGGAGCCACCGGAGCTACGGGCACTGGCGCGACCGGTCCTACGGGGGCCACCGGTTCCACGGGTGCAACGGGAGCAACCGGTTCGGGGAGTGGCAGCGGTGAGGCTCTTCAGCGTGCCGTCAGTCAGACCGGACACGGATTCGTCGTGGGTGACGTGGTGCGGCTCAACGGGAGCACTTGGCAGAAGGCTCAGGCAAACACCTCAGCCGATGCGGAGGCCATCGGGATTGTGGCTGCGGTGGCTGGTTCCAACGATTTCACGATCCACTTCGGCGGACGCATTACGGGTCTGTCCGGGCTCACCGCCGGCGCGGTCTACTTCCTGGACGACGACACCGCTGGCCTGCTCACCACCACCGAGCCTCCGGACGTTGGCGATGTGTCCAAGCCCTTGCTCGTTGCCGACTCCACCACTTCCGGCTACTTCTTCAACTGGCGCGGAGCGATCAACACGACCTCGAGCGGCGGGGGCGGAACAAGCGGCCCCGACTACGTGACGGCTTTCCTATTCGCAGGAGCGTGACATGACGCAAACCATCATCTCCCCCCAGCAGCTCAATCCAAGCGCAGCCACGCTCACCGAGATCTACGACGTGCCCGATGGCGCGAGTTTCGTAGGGCGACTCAACATCTGCAACCGAAGCGCGACGGCTACCTCCTTCCGTGTCTCCATCGAGGTCAACAACGAGGCGACCGGGGACAAGCAGTATCTCGCCTACGACACTCCCATCGAGGGAGGACAGGTCATCTCCATCGACGCAATCACCATGACCGATGACGACCGACTCATGGTGTATGCGACCCTCGCCACCCTTAGCTTCTCGCTCATGGGAGTGACGAATACATGAGAACCATCGCTCCCGTTGACATGGCTCGCCCGCGGCTTGCGCGCCAGGGACGCATCATCACCACAGCAGACGAGGAGTTCGGGTGTGCCTCTGTGATGTCAATGGGCGGGACTACGGTTTCCGGGTCGTGGCCGTCTGCCAATGATCCCTGCGCCGTCCCTTTCACCATCACCGAGGCGCTGGTGGTCACACACCTCGGCTGGCGGAACGGGTCAGGAGCTGGATCGAACCACGACATCGGCATCTATGACGAAGCATGGAACCGTCTCGTCTCGGCGGGTTCCTCCGCAGCCGGTACGAGCTCGCTGTGGAACTTCGTCAACGTTACGGATACGCCGATTGCAGCCGGACGCTATTACCTCGTGAAGAACATCGACTCAACGACGGCCAACCGCGCGCGCTATTGGTCACACGCGGCGACGCTCGGATTTATGACCATGCTCGGGATGAAGGAGACAGCCACCGACTCCTTCCCCCTCCCCAACCCGCTCACGAACATGACCGATCCGATCACGCATACGCGCGTGCCCATCATCGCCCTGACAGTGAAGGCTCCGCTGTGAGGGTCTCTACCTCTGCGATGTACATGATTCCTACGCCCTGGGTGTCATCGGCGTTCTACGCGGCGATGGCTGCGGCGGCAGGGCCGGCGGCGATCGTTCCGGCGGCGGCGGCATGGCCCTCGGCCAACCGTGCCATCTATATCCCCGTCTGGTTCCCCTTTTCGACTTTGATCGTGGACATGCGCGTGGGCTTCACTACCGCCGCAGGGAACTACGACATCGGCTTGTATGACTCGAACTTCGGGCTCATCGAGGCGAAGGGGTCTGCTGCCGTTTCTAACGCCGCCCATATCTTCACGCTGACCAAGCCACAGCGTGTTCGGGCAGGTGCCATCTACTACGCCGCCCTCGTTCTCTCTTCGATCAGCGACTCCTGTTATCGCTCTGCGCCTTCCGGTGTGGCTGGAGTCTCTTCCAACTTGGCGCAGGAAGCGCTCGGATCTACGACCCTGCCATCGACAGCAACTCCGGCAGTGCAAAGCGATCCCTGTTACGTCCCTCTCTTCGCCTACGGGTTGCGATGAGTGCCTTCGAGCTAGAACCTGGCGCAACTGGCCCGACCGGGGCAACCGGTGCAACCGGTCCCGGTGGTGGGGCTACCGGCCCTACTGGTGCGACCGGGGCCACTGGCTCGGCTGGGGTTACAGGCGCGACGGGCGCTACAGGAAGTGGAGCCACGGGTGCAACCGGCCCGACTGGTAGCACGGGGTCTACAGGCTCAACTGGCGCTACGGGGGCGACTGGCTCCGGTGCGACTGGTGCCACGGGGCCAACCGGCTCCACCGGGCCAACAGGAGCTACCGGAGCTACAGGAGCCACGGGCTCGGGAACCACAGGCGCAACGGGAGCTACGGGGCCAACTGGCGCAACGGGAGCTACAGGAACGACCGGAGAGGAAGGCCCGCCAGGGGACGATGGGCAACAGGGCGCGACCGGACCGACTGGCGCTACCGGCTCGAGCGGAGCTACCGGGAGCACGGGAGCCACTGGTGCTACGGGAGCGACTGGCTCTGGGGCAACTGGTGCCACAGGCCCCACCGGAGCGACCGGCTCTACGGGTGCCACTGGCAGCACGGGAGCAACCGGACCCACAGGATCCACCGGGGCAACTGGAGTCACCGGAGCGACGGGATCTACCGGAGCGACGGGGAGCACGGGCTCTACAGGAGCGACAGGCGCTACTGGAAGTGGAGCGACGGGCGCTACGGGGAGCACGGGGGGCACTGGTCCAACTGGGGCCACCGGTAGCACGGGCGACGAAGGGCCTCCCGGCGGCGACGGGGATCAGGGGCCGACTGGTCCTACGGGCGCTACCGGAAGCACAGGCGCTACCGGGGTAACGGGACCCACCGGCTCCACTGGGAGCACTGGATCTACGGGAGCTACCGGTCCTACCGGTGCGACAGGCTCCACAGGCGCAACTGGCAGCACCGGCCCGACCGGAGCGACGGGAGCGACTGGTAGCGGAGCCACAGGCGCAACCGGGAGCACAGGGGCTACGGGACCGACCGGATCTACTGGCGCTACAGGCGCGACGGGTTCCGGTGCCACGGGAGCGACTGGACCTACGGGCGCAGAGGGCGACATCGGCCCGCCCGGACTCGATGGGAACGACGGTGCTACCGGCCCGACCGGAGCTACAGGATCGGGCGCTACCGGACCCACCGGAGCAACGGGTTCGACCGGGGCAACTGGAACTACGGGGGCCACTGGCGCGACGGGATCGGGCGCTACCGGGGCGACAGGCGCTACTGGCGCTACGGGAGCTACCGGTGTCACGGGAGCGACCGGTGCTACGGGAGCTACGGGTTCGGGGGCAACCGGGGCGACAGGCGGGACGGGAGCAACAGGTCCCAGCGGTGCTACGGGCACGACCGGAGACGAAGGACCGCCTGGTGGAGATGGCGACCAGGGGCCGACCGGTCCCACCGGAGTCACGGGCTCCACCGGGGCGACGGGGCCAACCGGAGCAACCGGGGCTACCGGATCAGGAGCTACGGGAGCCACTGGTCCGACAGGGGCTACGGGTACGAAGGTAGCCGGACAGATCTTCCTCTCGGCTGCCGGGATGTGGCCCTCCACGACCAACGGCGCAGCCACGAACGCGAAGGTGGAGTTCACGACCAACGATCAGGATCTGTACGTCCTGGACTTCGCAGACGGGGCGACCAAGCTCTTCGCGCAGGGCACCATCGCGATGCCGAGTGACTGGGATGGAGGCACCATCAGCGCCACCTTCTACTGGACGGCGAACACGACCTCCACCAACAACCTGCTCTGGGGCTGCGCCGGCCGCTCGTATGGCAACTTCGAGACCATCGACCAGGCGTGGGGCACGGAGCAGACGGTACAGGACGCCCTGAACGGCACCGCCAACCAACTCGGGATCTCGGCGGCAACCTCTGCGATCACGCTCTCCGGTACTCCCGCCGCGGGAGAGCTCGTGCAGTTCCGAATCTCGAGGGATCCGACTTCCGGCTCTGACACGCTGGCAGCAACGGCCCGGCTTCTCGGCGTGATGATCGGCTACACGAGGACAGCCTGATGACCGTACCGCCCGGCGTCACCTTCCCCACGCGCCGCTTCGTCGCCACCCGTCTGGACGAGGAGACGGGCGTGGAGACCATCGTCATCCAGTCGACGGCGCTCCCCAACAACTTCACTACCGACGCGGCGGTGCGGCCGGGGATGATGGAGAACGCTCGCAACTTCATCGCGGCCAACCCCGGCGTCTACATCATCTACGGCCCCTGCTCGGGGGCGTACTACACGGACGGCGACCGGGTGTGGGACTCCAGGGTGAGTGGACCGCTCTGATGGCCGCTCCGAGTTTCATACAGGCTTCGACCGGCGCGACCGATGCTACGGGCGCGTTCACGTTCACGGGAGTCGCCACCGGTGACATCGGGAATGTCGTCATCGTCCACATTGGCATCGACGGATCGGGCGCGATCTCCTGGGGGACGATCTCGGGCACGAACATCCAGTCGCTCGCAGCGGTGAACAACACCTGGACCGAGATCGGCGCTTTCTTTTCCGGCGCAGCTGTCCAGCAGCGGCTTTTCATCGGGCGCAGGACGAGCGCATCCTCCGCTCCTACATTCACCACCACTGCCAACACCTCTGGCGATGACGTGTACGGGCGGATGTACGAGTTCGCGAACGTCTCCACCGGCACCACGCTCGCTGAGGTTATTGAGAACGGCACGGCCGGGAGCACGACTACTTCAGGTGCGACGGCCTCCGGCACGATCGCGGACGCGTCCGTCACCGTGTTAGGGAGCGACCGTCTCGCCCTCAACCTCGTTGCAATCAACGACGACAACGCAGTCGCAGCGTTCACCGGAATGACCGGAGGGACGTGGGGTGAGGCCGTCGCCGAGTATGCAGACTCCGGCGGAACGGATGCAAGTATCCAGTTGCAGGCAGCCTGGCCCAGTTCGTTTGCAGCACCCATCAGTCCGCAGTCTTCTGCCGCCGTCATACAGGGCGATGGCGGCGTCAGCAGCGAACAGGCGGCCCAGGAGTTCACGACAGTCGGGGCACTCACCGTTTCCAATGTCATGCTGATGTGCAAGAAGAACGGCTCGCCTGCGGACGATCTAGTCATTGAAATCCAGACCGACTCCGCTGGCATTCCATCGGGCACGGTAGTTGGTTCAGCAGGGGCGCTCCCCGCTGCGAACATTGACAGCACCACCACGTACAAGGCCTACAGAGTCGCCCTCTCAGCGAGTCTTGCAGCGACCACGACGTATCACCTTGTTCTTCGCCGCAGTGGCGCACGAGACGCAAGCAACTACTTTCAAGCCTGGATTGGCGGCGACACAATCACTGGGGGAGTAGAAGTCAAAGGCGGCGGTACCTGGACGAACGCAACAAATAACGACTTGGTTTTCGCGCTTCAGGCGGATGGCGACCTCCTCTCCGGTGCTGTTATTGACGGTGGAACGGCCACCAATGTCGATGCCGCTGATACCTGGGCCGTCGTCGGCTTCGCGCTCATCGGGACGACCGTTCCGGATGTTGTCGTCTACGTTCCCCGTCATCCTGCACATGACTTCGGAGCAATCACACCCAACTAGGAGGTAGAAGATGCCCCGCACTCCATCGAGACTGGCAGGCCCGGCGCTCGTCTCGAACACCGCAGCTACGAAGTTCACGTCCTCGGGCACGACCCTCGTGCGCTCGATTCACGTGTCCAACCCGACCGCCTCAGCGGTGGACTTCACGCTCTCCATCGGCGCGGATGCCTCCGGGACGAGGCTGTATGACGGCCTCTCCATCGCAGCCGACAGCGCCAAGACGTTCTGGTGCTACCACGCGCTCGCGAACAACGAGACGATTCAGGCGTTCGCGGGCACGAACAACGTCATCACTCTCACCATCGACGGGGACCTCGTGACGTGATCGGGCTCGTTCTGATCTGCCGGAACGAGCAGAACTTCATCGGGCGCTGCCTGCGCTCGGTCAAGCCCCTTCTCTCCCACTGGACGATCGTGGACACCGGCTCGACGGACAAGACGAAGGAGATCATCCGCAAAGAGTTGAAGGGGATCCCCGGCGAGCTCGTGGAGAGCGAGTTCGAGGACTTCGCGACCAGCCGCAACGAAGCGCTGGCGGCTGCGAAGGACAAGGCTCCCTGGCTCCTGTGCCTGGATGCCGACGAGACAGTGGAAGCCCACCCGCTGCTCCTCACCTTCCTGTCGGAAGATTCGGATCCAGGGGTGGGCGCGTGGATGGTAGCGATCCACGACTCGGGCACGACCTGGCGGCGACCGCTCCTCATCCGCGGAGACGGAGACTGGCGCTACATCGGCCGCGTCCACGAGTACCTGGACACCTCCGCGGTCAGAACCCGCCACCTGCTCGGCCTGGACGTGACCCACCACGGCTCCTCCCGGCACCCGGTCACGAAGTTCGACCACTACCTCACCCTGCTCAAGCCGGACGTGGAGGCAGGCGATCCTCGAGCGGTGTTCTACTCCGCCGAGTGCTACCGCTTCCTCGGCTGCATCCCGAAGGCGATCGAGATGTACCAGCAGCGCTCCTCCATGAACTCCTTTGAGGAGGAGGCCTGGTACGCGGAGTATCAGGCGGCCAAGCTCTCTCGTAACGTAACGGCGCTGCTCAAGGCGTACGAGCGGAGACCCTGGCGCGCGGAGCCGCTTTGGGCAGCGGCCGATATCGCTCGTACACTGCCAAACGAGGACGTTCTCTTCCTGGAGGAAAGATGATCGGACCAGGCTATCCCGGACAGCCGATGGAGGCGTTTGCCGAAGGCTTTGCCTGCGGTCAGGTGGGGATCATCACCATCACCATCGACGACGGCGACGGCAACAACGTCGTCCCCCAGACCACCAACGGCATCCTCCAGATCGAGTGCGGAGACGATGGTTTCGCCGTCTACCGCTACCTGGGCGTCTTTCCCTCCTTCTCTGCCCTCTCTCCCTACGTCATCACCTGGGAGGGCGCGAGCGCCACCGATCCCGGCATCGACACGACGGCTACGGAGGAGATCTTCGTCTCCGACCAGCCCATCGCCCCGCCGTCCAATCTCGGCCCCTGCACGGACTGGATCACCGGGGACGATGTGATGGAGTGCTGTGGGGTGGAGGCGAGCGCGGGGACGATCTTCGACGACGTGGCGGTGCAGGCTCAGAATGTGCTCTACCAGCTTTCGGGCAAGAAGTTCTCCGGGCTGTGCGGGCCGATCACCGTGCGTCCCTGCCGCGACAACTGCTCCTGCTTCCCCGCGCAGCGCCTGGCCTATGCCTCCGGCGGCTCGAGGCTGATCTGGACAGGCAGCTTCTGGGGAGCGGGCGCGGACTCGCGCAACTGCGGCTGCGGCTGCCTCTCGCGCGTGCTCCTCTCCGGGTATCCGGTGCAACTCGTCACCGAGGTCAAGATCGACGGCGTGGCGCTCATGGGCGATCAGTTTCGGTTGGACGAGAACCGCTACCTGACCCGCGTGGACGGCTCCTTCTGGCCCTCCTGTCAGGACCTCGCGCTCGAGGACACCGAGGAAGGAACCTTCTCCGTCTCCTACGGATACGGGGCCAATCCTCCCGCCGAGGGACAGGCGGCGGCGGCGCAACTGGCCTGCGAGCTGTACAAGGCGTGCAATGGTGACTCCACCTGCGCGCTCCCCACGGGCGTCACGCGCATCTCCCGCCAGGGGATCGTGATCGAGAAGGCTTCGTTCACCGCCTGGTCCTTCGACCGGCTAAAGGGATGGCAGACCGGGCTCTCCCTCGTGGACGCCTTCCTGAACGCACACAACCCCTACGGGATGCGCCGGCGGCCGATCTTCTGGGGGCCGGGCAGAAGGTACGCGAGGCCCGTTGGATGACCGTTCGCCTGAACGAAGCGGCGATCTCCGCGTTCTTCAGGAACCCCGAGGGAGCGATGGCCCGGAACATCGAGACTCGAGCGCAGAACGTCACCGCCCTCGCGCAGCGAAACGCCCGCGTCATCATGCACTCCTACGCCGGAGATGCGGGTTCCCTGATCGGCTACCGCATGGAGCAGGGCGCAGACGGCATTCAGGCGGTCGTGGGAATCCAGGATCAGGGCAAGATCGCGAGCTACCTGTCCGAGAAGGAGGAGCGCGAGCGCGTGTGGCTCGTCCCCGCGTTACGCGACGGGCTTGGTAGCTGATGGCCGGTACGGACGCAACCGATCTGCATGACGTGTGCCTGGCGCTCCTCGCAGCAGCAGAGGAGGCGCTGAACACGATCCCAGGATCCGCTCCGGGGCTTGCGGGTGCCCCGGAGCGGGTGTTCGTCTCGGCCGGGACTCCGGTGCTCGACTGCTGTGACCAGCTCACGGTTCACGTCGGCCCTATCGCGGAGGATCCCCTTTCCCCCTCGAGCGCCAACTCGGGCCAGCGCGCTCGCTTCGACGCTCGCAAGAACCAGGTGAATCTGATCGTGACGCTCGGGCGGTGCATGGACCTGAGCGCGCTCCCGACACCTCCCCCGGTAGCGACGCTGGAGGCGGACGGGGAACAGCACAGCGCGGATGGATGGGCACTCTGGAACGAGCTTTGGAACCTTGTGCGTTCCGGTGACCTCTTTACACTCTGCGCAGACTCGAAGCCGGTGCTTCGCCCCCTCGCGCCCTCCGGGGGCTGCTCGGGGTGGACGCTGACCTATCAAGTCTGGATCGAAGGATACGAGGCCCCCTAACCCGCAGGAGGCAGTAATGCTCAGAGAGTTCAGCAAGGAACTGGCAGAGGACCGCGACTTCGAGTTCGGAGGCGAGGTCTTCAAGTTCCGCTACCCGCACTGGGAGGAGGGCGCGGCGCTCTTCGACGAAGACCTGACCGCAGCCGACTCCAACGGCAACTTCTCCTGGAAAGCTGACACGGAGATGGCGATCAAGCGCATCCCCATCTTCCTCGACCCCGACGCTGACTCGCACAAGCGCTTCAAGGCGCTCCTCGCGCGCAAGACCAACCCCGTCCCCCGGCATCAGATCGTGGCTCTCTATCAGTGGCTCGTGAGGGTGACCAGCGACCTCCCTACGGAGCCGCCCTCGGCCTCGGAGCCGTTGGGTGGAGCAACCGACACCTCATCTGCGGAAGGCTCGTCCTAGCAGGAGGCGATCCAGACAGGATGACCCTCCGAGACTTCCTGAACGCCTCCTACGCGCTCCTCGTGGAGACGTGGACGACTGTCCAGGCGGGCCGGATGACCCTGATCGAAGCGGTGGACAAGGTGGAAGAGCACTGGCCGAAGGAAGGGCGGAAGGCTCCCGAGGTGGTCACGACTCCCAACGCTGAGATGCAGATGCGCGCGATGCTCGCCGGCGTGAAGGGAGCCCCCGTTTGAGCGACTTCTTCGCTGAAGCCGAAGTCCTGATCCGTCCGAATACGGCCGGGTTCCGTCCCGCGCTGGAAGCGGAGCTACTGGCTGCCACTCGCGGTCTGACCGTTCCGGTTTCAGTCATCCCCACGACCACAGGGGCAGGACTGGGGGCGGTGCAGGCCGAGGCGCGCAAGACCACTGCTGCGCTGGATAGCGTGCGAAACGCAGAGCTTGCAGGAATCGCGGCTTCCAGGGATGCGAGTAGGGCCGCGGCTGTTCATGCGAAGCAACTCGGGCAGTTGGAGAAGGGCGCTCTCGCTGCTTCGCTCTCGTTTACTGGACTTCGTGGGGCCGTTCTTGCAGCCAGCGCTCCCTTCCTTTTGGCAACGGTGGCGGTTACCGCCTTCGCCCGCGGAATCCAGCAGGCAGCGTCCTTTGAGCGCGAGCTCAACGTCTTCCAGGTCACCGCTCGCGCGACCGCGGACGAGATGGAACGGGTGCGGGAGGAGTCACGCGCGCTCGGTAGGGACATCTCACTTCCGGGTGTCTCTGCGGCGGATGCAGCACAGTCGATGACGGAGCTCGCCAAGGCGGGTCTGGACGTGGAGCAGTCGCTCGCGGGAGCTAGGGGCGTGTTGCAGCTTGCAACGGCAGCGCAGATCTCCAACGCCGAAGCAACCGAACTGGCGGCGAACGCCCTCAATGCCTTCAACCTCTCCGGCGACCAGACGATCCACGTCGCTGATTTGCTCGCGAACGCGGCCAACGAGTCCCAGGGCTCGATCCTGGATATGGGGATTGCGCTCCGTCAGTCGGCCGCGGTCGGCAGGCAACTCGGACTGTCCCTCGATGAGACGGTCACGATGCTCACGATCCTTGCGCGCGCAGGACTCGCCGGATCGGATGCGGGAACGTCTCTCCGCGTTGCCCTCACTCGTCTGATAGCCCCCACAGGAGATGCGGCGGAAGAACTAGACAAGCTGAACGTCTCTCTCCGGGATGCGCAGGGGAACCTCCGCCCCGACGTGTTCGTGCAGATCGGTGAGGCGATGGCAGACCTCGGCAAGCAGGAGCAGGCACGGGTGCTGTTCGAGATCTTCGGCCAGGACGCGCAGCGCGCCGCTGCCATCCTCGCCCGCGAGGGACTTCCCGCTCTCCAGGAGATGACTCTGGCTCTTCAGCGGCAGGGAGCAGCAGCGGAGATCGCAGGAGCGCGCACGGAGGGATTCTCCGGGAAGTTGGAAGGGCTCGGCTCCGAGTTGGAGACGGTGGGCACGAACCTCGAGTTCCTTCTCATCCCACTGGGAGGGGTCGTAGATCTCTTCCGCGCGCTGGCTGAGGGGATCAACTCGTCTTTCGACTTTCTACGCAAGCTAGGGAAGGAGATCGACCAGGCTTCCAAGCCAGCCGTCAACTTCGCCGGGCGTATCAAGGATGCGAGCGACAGGACGGATGCCTTCGTGGGGAACTTGCTTC